CAGTACCCTCCGTACCACTCAATGCACCGCACAGTCTGATTATACGCTCACGGTCAAATGACGTTAAACTCTTGTCAGGATTTGGCGCTACACGAAATATGCCGTCAGCACTGTTGTACTCCATCCAACGCACAGCTAATTCGGCAGAGCGTGGGATGTTCTGCTCACCCTTCTCATAATAACAATACATACGATGACTCACACCCAAAGTACGAGCCATCGCCATTTGTGTCATGTTTAACGACTTACGCTTGTCTACAAGCATCTTGCCGCTCCACATGCTGTATGATTCTTTAGCCTTGTGCATCTCCTACCTCCGCCAACATGCCAGCTTCCATCATGTCGGCTGTGAAGTGATCAATGCTGTCAAACCTCATAGGCTTGCCACTCCAATCGCATGCAGACAACGCCGCTGTGCGAAGGAACGAATGATCTTCAGGGAACGCCCACTTCGACTGTGACTTCCATACATCCAAGAACGCAGAAGCGTTCTCCGCTGTAAATTCTATAGGATCTTCGCTGATCCTTAGTTCAAACCTCTTCATTACACCCTCCTTTGAATAGTGGGCCAGTCCCGCAGAACTGGCCCTGCCATCCCTTCACAACTTAGGGTCGGCAATTGATTAACATGAATATAGTGCAAAGGTTGCAAGAAGTCTATAGAAAAATATTGTAAAATTTTTTTGCAAAATTTTTAGGGGGTACATCTGCGTGAAATCTGGTGGTTGTTTGTGGGGAACTTGGCGCAAAGCGCCTGCTTGTCAACATTTTTTTTGGGGGGGGGTGACATATCCACCCCATGCCCGACACCGAAAAACGCATTAAGCCATAGGGTACCTGCGCGACTATGCCAATAGCGGCGATCTGAACGCCACTGAACACGTACAATTGTTCGGGTACTACCTACCTACCAGACAAAAAGAAAGGCCGCCAGCGGCGGCCTTGTCTCGGATTATGTTTGGCTAGTCTATGACAGACTAGCGCGGCGTTGGTTGAAGTATTCAAACGTTTGATCATCAATACCTGCCCATATTGATGTGACGCCTATTCTGTTTTCAGGATAAAGCGCGACACCGCCAGCGACTTGTGTTGTGACTTGCTGCAATACCTCATAACCATTCAGGTCGTGTTCGCCATTTGATGACCCATAACGATGACCAAACGTCTGTTGTGTGTGACAGACAATTGCGGCGTCACCATGCGAGCGGCGCATTTCAGATATGCGAGCGCGGATTGTATCGGCGGACCATCCGGTGGCATTCATGATTTGTTGCGTTGTCGCGCCACCATCACGACGAATAGTCGCCCACATAACGCCAATTCTTGAACCATTACGATATGGCATGTTTGGCGTTTCCACTGTTGTCTCTGCTGGCGACACATAGTCGAGACGTTGGTTATCACTATGTCTAAACATGCCGTCAATTAAAACGCACCATGCATCAAGCTTAGCAATATCTAATGTTGATTGATGCTGGCGAAATTCCATCGTTTGATGGGTTGACCATGTGTTGAGTGATACCGCGCTAAACTTGCCGCCAAGAATATTATTCATGTGAGAAATGCTATCGGCGTTGGCGAATTCATTGACATGAGTACCGCCAAATGCAACGCGGCGAATGCAACGGCAAAAACGTGAAACCTCAGATCTATCGCTAGCGCGGCGCGATGGTGCCAAAATGCCGTCAATGTCAGAATGGTGCGTTGCATAGCGTTGGATAACATCACGCGCCAAAGCAATTGGCATAATGTCATGGCATTGATTATCGGCTGGCATAAAATAGGCGTTGCGATCTCGCATTAACTGTTTTGATTGACGCCAAAAATCGCGCGGTGAAATATCTTTAACAGCGCGATTGCCTACATGTACATGTAAACCACAACCTTTTTTTGATACCTTGCCACCATTGCTTTCGACAAATTGCAAAACCGCCGCAATATCATCTTTCGCACCGCCAGCCATATGTAATGGCATCGGTGGAAATACCAATTCAAAATCAACATTCGGTGAGGCATCGGATTTGACCTGTACAAAATCAAAACCTGCGTTGTTCAATTCTTGTTGCCAAGTATTGATTGAGCGATAATTTCCTATTTCATTGTGACCCTCAATCTCAATACCGCCAGTGAAAAAGCTTGTGTTTGTTAAGTAAGACATTGTTTTTACTACCTTTTTTTTAGTTTGATAGACGCATTATTGCGTCAGTCCCTAAAACTACCACGCAATTTGCAGTGTTTGCAAGTCATATAAAGCACAATTGTACTGTTTTTTTTCATCTCACAATGTAGACGTTTCATAGGCTGGAAATATTGAGCCGGAAAAAATAAAAATCGCGCTGTGATACATTAGGTAAGCAATGCTTACCTTTTATCAATTCACCAAAAAGTATCATATGGTACAAATACAAACACGAACAATTATACGGGTTAAACCCCGGCCCCGAACCCGACCCGAAAACCCGACACAAAAAAAGGGCCGGAACCCGAAGCCCCGACCCGATTAACCCGAACAATTCACTACATCCATGCTGAATCCTGATCCTCCCCGATGTATGTTGTGTAATCCCGAGCGTTGTATAGTTCCGATTCATCCAGCCCGAAGTCCCGATACCCGTCAAGAATTGTCTTGAAGTATAACGGATTCGGGTCATGATACCCGCTGCTGTTCATGCGGTAGGTCATCATCCCGTTGATCATTACCTGACGGTAAAGCCCGTGACTCACGCCCTCGTATCTATCGAGAGCGATCTCGTCCTCTGGCCCGATCTCCCATATACCGACAGGCAGCAAGTCTTCAGGCTCCCCGATCTCAATGTCGGCAACACCCCGGAAGACCAAACGCCAGCCCGGAAAATAAGCAGACCCCAACGGCGTGGCCGTTGGAGTTCTGTGTGCCATTTGAGCCACGTTCAAATTTGACCCATAAGCAAAATATAGCCGCTTCATATTTACCTCCATTCGTTCACGACTTCTTCACCCACAATATAAGCGTACATATTCACTAGCTTTTCTGGGTCAGACAGGTCTGTTGTTACTGCACCAAAGTTGTCTTCCTCGTAAGTCTTGATGGCGTCAATGATGTCAAAGACTTTATCACCCATCCATTCCTTGGCTTTGTATGTTCCAATGATGTAGTAGTCCATGTTGAAGGCGTGGTGATGCCAGTCGTCTTTGTTAGCCTGTAGCCAATCAGCGTCTTGCTCTTCCATCCACTCAACAAAATGCTCTTTGATCTCTTGGTACTTGTACATTGTCTTTACCTCTTCTTGTTTCGATAGATATATAAATAGCAATCATTGCAAACAGTGTCAACAATAAAAAGCAAAAAAAATCTTTTTTTTCAGCCGTACTGCGGACTCCGGCGCTCGGAAGCAACACGAACAATTGTACTGGTTATGGCCTGCGGACAAAAAAATACCCGGCTTCCGCCGGGTGAGTCTCAGTGATTTGTTCTGGTTAGATTCGTTTCCACCTCATCCAGACTCCCGTAGCCATCATGCCGACTCCGATCATCAGCAGCCCGATGTGAAACCAGAAGGCTTGAAAGTTGTGGGGCATTGGCTCTAGCCCCGACATCAACAACACAAGGACGAAACCGAGTCCCGTTACTAGATCTCCCTTAGTCATTTCTACCTCTTAACTTTGTGAATGTCTCGTTGTCTGTATCAACTTTATACGTTGCATGATGGCTAAAGAAGTGTCCACCTACATAGTGACGGCCAAACCTTTTACGCTTGTAAACGTAAACACCGTTGTCCCAACCAGCCCATGATGTCTTGTGACCAAATGCACGATATTGCCTAATAAGCTTATTTTTCATTTCGGTAAGTGTTTTGCTACGTTCTAAAATACGCAATCGTTGTTGTTCAGCGATTGGTTGTGTTGTCCAGTAGTACATTGTTTTTACCTTTTTTTGTTTAACTTACTTATTATATATAGCAATCATTGCGAAGCCTGTCAACAAGAAAATAATATTTTTTTTTCATCATATAGATTGTCCTCGACTGCCTCCTACTGTTTTTCCAACGCCGAGATTACCGCTGCTGTCTATCCGTGCAAGGAACAATTGTACTGGTTTTACCACTGGCAGCAATAACACAGCTGTTGGGAATACAACTGGTAACAGTAACACTGCTGTTGGCAAAAGCATTGGCAGACAACACCACTGGTACGAATAACACCGGGGTTGGACCCGAACAATTGTACTATATCTTCCCGATCCCGAAGATCCCGAACAAAAAACCCCGGCAGCACGGGTGCCACCGGGGAGGTCTTGGGAGGAATAAACCAATCATGGCCCGACCCCGAAGGCCGAGTCAAGCCCGACCCCGAAGCCCGAAGCCCGAAGACCATCCCGAACCCGAACAATTCTACTGGAACCCGCAGGCTCCGCCCCGTCCCCCCGCCCAAGGCAAACGAGAACAATTAGTCGATTCTCAATTATCCGCTACTATATCTTGTGGCTCATGCTCTATCGCTTCCATATCTGGTGTTACGTTACGCATACGACCCTCTGCGAGTCTCCTGTAGTCCTCTAGTTTCTTCGCTATTTCCTCTTTTGTAGACGCGGTTATTTCCTCTTTGATAACATGCTGCTTGTTGATCAGTAGTCCCGCAGCTTTCAGGCGCAACTCTTCAGCCCGAATTGCTTCGCTGAACTTACCCATCTCCCACGCTTGGTCCCGAATCTTTTTTAAGTCCCGAATAGACTTGTCCACTGTGACCCCGAACCTTGCTTGGGCTTCCAATCTCATCTCTTGCAAGCGGTCTTGTACCACTGGATTACGCAATAGCCTGACAGCTTGCACTGTCGGGTTTTTGTACTTCGCTCTTCGCGCTGCTTCTGTCTGCGTCATATCCTTGTGCAGATAGTAATCAAGAAATTCCTGTTGCTGTGGTTTCAAACGCCTTAGACCAGCTTCGCGCTGTTCCTTTGGCAAGTCCTCTCCGACCTTTG